AAGCACCCCCCCCCCCCCGTCAAAAAAGAATGGATGGCCAGAGCTTGCCAGAATTCTCCCCCTACCTCCAGTTTCGCGTACCTGGAATTCTGTAGAAGGATAGTTCGTGAGAACTTTCGCTTTGGATGGGACGAGTCACTCTACCCTTCCTTCTGTTATTCTTTCGTCCCGAATGCGTCGGCAAGGTTTGATCGCCTTGCGTCGGACAAGTTCTGGAGTCAGAAGAGCAGTCGGAAAGAGTTTCTCGCCACTACCCTCGGCGGAGGTCCACTCCCGGGCGCCCTGAAGGCAGGAATGCAAATGCGTTACAAAGAAGTACCTACTTGTGGGAAGGTCAGACCCATGGGCATACCCAGCTGCCATTATGACTTACTCGCACCTCTACATAAAGCGATTTACGGACATCTCTCGTCTAAAGATTGGCTTTTGGTCGGCCCGCCGACCGAGAAAAGAATAGGAAAAATTTGCACAAATCGGTTTCAAACCTCAATCGATTTAACTAACGCAACGGATGGGCTTAGACTTGACGCCACAGAAGCAATTCTTGGCTCCCTCATGTCGAAGGCTACATCTATCCCAGGTATCGTGCGGAAGCTCGCTTGTGATTCGTTACGAGCCGAGTTCGTGGAGAAGAAAGGGAGAGTGGTAGGTGAGGTTACTCACGGACAAATGATGGGCACTTATCTTTCGTTTCCTTTGCTCTGCCTAAGTTCCTACTGTGCCGCCAAGTGGGCATGTCGGGACGACAAAAGTGCTCGCATTCTAGTGAATGGCGACGACGTTCTCATCTCTTCCTGTTTTAAACAGGTTAAGAACAACTATGATGAAGGCTTCTGCGTGAACATGCAGAAGACCGGAGTCTTTGAGAGGGTCGCCGAAATAAACTCGACATGCTTTGCGCGAGAAGGAAATCGCTGGAAAGAGGTGCGCCATTTGAGGCGAGGAGGAGGTTGTGCCGATGAAGTAGAAGGAGTGCAGCATCTGGCGACTGCATGCAAGAAAGCAGGAGGAAAGTGGATCTCTGCCTTTATTCACAGCAGAATTGGCAAACGGTACAAAATACGCCCTTCCGACCTGGGCTTACCGTTGACCAATCGTGAGTGTTGGCAGAGGGAAGCTTCCCTAAAAGACAATTACTGCATATTGTATGAAGACAAAGGAAATAAGACTGACGAGAG